AGCTTGAGCTGAATACGAATCTGTTCTTTGCCGACACGGCTACCGGCGAGTTTCTGGAACGGAGCATTGCATGGTCGGGCATCGCAAGACGTCCGGCAAGCCCGGCCGAAATTCAAGGGGCGTTCTATGCGGACGGCGGCGAAGGGGTGGACATTCCGATCGGCAGCCGCTTCTCGCTCGAACAATTGAATTATACGGCGGCGGAGAAGCTGTCTCCCGGCAATTACAGGCTTACCTGCGAAACGCCGGGAACGGTCGGAAACCGTAATTCCGGCGCGCTCCTGCCCATCGACTATATTCCGCAGCTCTCACGGGGCGAGGCGGTTCGTCTGCTGATCCCCGGGGAGAATGCGGAGGATGACGAGACGCTGCGGAAGAGGTATTTCGATTCAGCCAGACGTCCAGCGACAAGCGGCAACAAGGCCCATTATGCCGAGTGGGCGCTGCAAATTCCGGGCGTGGGCGGCGCGCGCGTGTTTCCGCTGTGGAATGGGCTGAAGACGGTGAAGGTCGTCATTGTTGATGCCGAACAGCTGCCGGCATCATCTGCCCTGGTTGCTGAGGTGCAGAATTACATTGATCCGGTGCCCGGGCAAGGCGAGGGCCAGGCTCCGATCGGGGCAGAAGTCACGGTCGCGTCTGCGGCGGGAAAAACTATAAACGTGGCCGCCACGGTTTCTCTTGCTTCCGGCTACGCCTTACACGCGGTGACCGATGCATTTGCCGCCCGTCTGGAGCAGTGGCGCAAGGGTGCAGCCTTTGCTGCAAATTATGTCAGCCAGGCCGTTATAGGCTCACTGCTGCTGGGTACGGATGGAGTCCTGGATTACTTTGATTTGATGCTGAATGGCGGCTCAGGAAATGTCTCGCTAGCCGATGATGAGGCGCCTCTGATCGGCACGGTAGACTTGGAGGTGTGATATGGAATATCCGGATCAGATTGATACGTTCTATGACAAGCTCAATAAGAATCCGGCCGGAAGCAATTATGTGATTGAAGAGATTGTGCCCATTGCAGGCGGCGTCTATGACGGACCACTCCGGCATGACAATATCAATAATCAGACGATCCGCGTCTATACGGGCTCCAGATTAACCGGCGAGCAGATTACCAATTGGACATTGTCCATTCCCAGCACCACACCTTGGCGCCGGCTGATCAAGATTTTTGCCAGTGCTCCCGAGGTGTACGTCACCTATGAGACGCCGGGGGATACGGTCGAAGCCGATGACGTCAATGTGCTTCAAGCGGCTGTAACAGCTACGCAGACAGAGGTCGAGCGATATAAAGCGGACGGCCTTATAGACGGCGGATCATTTCAAAGAGAGGTGTAATATGGCGCAAAATATACGAATCAAACGTGGGACCAAAGCGGAGCTTGCAACCTACGGCGCGCTCCAGGCTGGAGAGATGGGCTTCTGTACGGATACGAAAGAGGTGTATATCGGAGACGGATCGAGCAATTCGATGGTCGGCCGGGCTCTTTCCGGTCCGGAGGCATCCCGGCCTGCGGCCGCTTCTGTCGGCCGTCTCTATTACGTAACCAGTGGCACCAATAACGGCTATCTCTATTTTGACGATGGATCGGCCTGGCGCCGGGTTAATGCCCAGACTTTGAGCGATTTAACCGGCTCGATTGATAATATTGCAGACGGCGCCACTTATGCCAAGGTCCTGAAAGCGGATATCAGTTCAGGGCATGTGAATAAAGTGAGCGACGGTACCAATACCAAGACGGCCGCCGAGATCAAGACGCACATCGACGATGCGGCGAAGCATCGGGTCATTAATGATACCGGGACGGCCATCACGGATTTATGGTCAGCGCAGAAGATAAAAAATGAGATCGAGCTGGCCAAGCACAATATCGAGCCGCAGGCGTCGGTAAAGGATCAGAATTTGACGGCGCCGCCAGGCAGCCCGGCAGAAGGGGATCGTTATATCATTCCGGCGGGCGCAACGGGGGCTTGGTCAGGTAAAACAAATCAAATTGCAGAATACCAGTCTGCCGCCTGGATCTTTTACGTGCCTGTTACGGGCTGGACCGCTTACGTTGACGATGAGTCCAAGATCTACAGCTGGAACGGATCGGCGTGGGTCCGGACCGGGGGCGCGCTCCAGACCATCACGGCGGGCAACGGTTTGACCGGCGGCGGGCAGGCTGATACGGTCACTCTCACCGTCGGAGCAGGCAACGGGATTACGGTTGGTTCAACTGCCGTTGCAGCCAAGCCGGGGAAAGGCATCGTGGTAAATTCGACCGGTATTGAAGCGAATATTGATGCGGATAGCATCGTATATGACTCTTCCAATGGTAACCGACTTATGGTTTCTACTATTGACGGCGGGACATTCTAGGGGGCGGTGATATGGCGAGAAAGGTTTTGATTCAAATCCGGCGCGGTCTGGAGAGCGCCATCGGGACTCTTGCTGTTGGCGAGCTTGGATATTGTACAGATACCAGCAAGCTGTATATTGGCACAGCTGGCGGCAATGTGCTGCTTGTGGCTGGGCAGAGCACCGGGGACATGCTTAAAAGCATCTATGACACCAACAATGACGGCAAGGTGGATTACGCCTCAGCCGCAGACAGCGTGCCGTGGTCGGGAGTATCCGGTAAGCCTGCAACGTATCCGCCTGCGGCACATAATCATGACGCCAACTATGCCAGTGCGTTCACGATTGGACATAATGTCGGCTCAGTAGCGTTTGTCAAAATCGCCGAAATGACGACAACTATAAGTTCCTCTGCAAACGAACTGCTGCTATGGATACATGGTGTGTCTGATTTTGGAACTAACAAACCCGGATGCGATGTGATCCAAATGTCAACACGCGGCTCCGGAAGCGTGGAGGCGTACGGGATTATCCCGGGCGGGGGCGATGCGGCTACTTATGGGTATGTTGTCAATGCCACAAGCGGTCTGACGGAGTTGTGGGTAAGGCGCAATGCATACCATCAGGCAATGCGCATTATCATCGGGGCTGCTGAAAAATCAGCAGGAGTAATCAATACAGGGTCTCTGCTGACACAAGCCGCCCAACCAGCGGGATTTACTGCTATTAACAAACAGCGGCATCTAATTGGTCCTGTAACCTGGAATCAGCTTAAGGGGGTGTAACGGGTGCCATACGGCAATGAACTTTACGGTGCAGGGATGTTCTCCGCTCAATTGAATGAACAAGGATATTCCGGGCAGCAGCCTGTTGACCTGATGGAGTATCTTCCACCTTATTATCGCGATGTTCGGGAAATGGAAGAATTGCAGGCAACGGTCGGTGAGGAGCTTGGCAATTTACAGGGTGCTGCGAAGGACGTGTTGGATCAATTCTTTCTGGAGACGTCAACCTGGAGTCTCGCGCGCCGGGAAGCTGAACTGGGTCTTGTTACGGACCCTTCCAAGTCCTACACCTGGCGGCGTGAGATGATTCTCGCCAAGCTGCGCGGCACTGGAAAGACGACACCACAGATGGTTGAAAGGGTCGCTTCTGCTTTTTCGGGCGGGAATGTTGTTGTAGAGGATGTCCCGGGCGAATACCGCTTTATCGTCCGATTCGTGGGAGTGCTCGGCATTCCGCCCAATATGACGGGGTTGATGCAAATCCTCGAAGAGATTAAGCCGGCCCATTTGGCCTATGAATTTGCGTATACGTACACATTCTGGGCGACGCTGAAGGCGATGACTTGGACTACGGCCGGAACGAGGACCTGGAATGAACTCAGAACTTATGGATAGGAGAGTGACACATGCAGACTACAAGCAATCTCGGCCTTAAAAAGCCGGAAGGCACCGATACTGTTAATATTAATGATTTGAACAGCAACATGGACATCCTGGATACGGCGGTGAACAACAAGATAGATAAAGTATCCGGCAAGCAGCTAACTACAGAAGACTATACAACGTCCGAAAAAAATAAACTCGCCGGGATCGCCGCCGGAGCTAATAATTATGTGCATCCAAACCACACGGGCGACGTGATAAGCACCGGCGATGGTGTAACCGCTATTGCTCCTGGTGTAATCGTAGACGCAGACGTTAATAGCGCGGCTGCAATCGCAGCGACTAAAATCGGGACAGGAACCGTAAATAATACGGAGTTTGGTTATCTGGACGGGGTAACAAGTTCTATTCAAACGCAGCTGAACACGAAAGCGCCGCTCGCCTCGCCAGCGTTAACCGGAACGCCGACAGCGCCAACAGCTTCGGCTGGGACGAATACGACGCAGATTGCAACGACGGCATTCGCAAAGGCAGCAGCGGATATCGCAGAAAATAACGCGAAAGCGTTTGCCGACGGGAGGTTTGTCAGTGCAGATGGAGAAACGGAGCATATCGAATTTCGGAAAAACGCAAATACAGCAGGGCCGGCCTACATTGATTTTCATACGAGTGGTAATCCGAGCAATGACTTTGATTCAAGGATTATCGCTGAGGCAGGGTCTTCGACCGGTGGCGCCGGAACATTACGATTCGAATCCGCAACAGTTCAAACGCTCGGAACTCTATGGGTAGCTAAAAAGGATCAGTATGGATCATCCTCCTCATTAACTCTACCGATTGGGGACAGTGACACCGGAGTTAAATGGGTAGAAGACGGGCGTCTCGACTTTTATTCAAACAATAGCGTTGCATTTAAAATCCAAAATGGCTATACGTACTTTAAAGATGCAGGAGGTGGCTATGCATCTTTATCTGAATTAGCCAAGTTTGTCGGGGGGAGCGGTGAACGACCGGTCACCAGAGCATGCAGACTCACCAGTGAACAGACACTTACAGCATCAGCCTGGAATACTATTGCCTACAACTTTGTGGATGCAAACTCGCCAGGAGCACCGCTGAATACGGCATCTGGTGTTTATACTGTATCGCAAAGCGGTTGGTACTTAATCGTTCCCAGAGTTGTTGTAGCATCAGCCAACGCTTCGACAAACTTTGTCTTACGAACACTTGTAAATGGCAGTTTTGGCCACGGATTAGATAACCGCATCCAACACGTGGAATTCGACATGACTCTGACCGGAACACAGATAGTAAACCTAAATGCCGGGGAAACAGTAGCGATACAGGTTTATGCGTCTGTGAGCGAAAATGTGCGGACTGGTATGGATAATACCCGGTTAGAGATTATAAGAATAGCGTAGAAAGGAGGACGAACCGTGAACATATCAAGGGCTATTCAATACCTATATCCTGATGTCGATGTAATGAGAGATTTTGAGGTTTGGGACAATGCAGACGACAAAGGCCCGTACATCGCCGTCTGGAACCTGGAGGCCCCGGAGCCGACCGAAGAGGAACTGCAGGCCGCATGGGAAGCGTATCAAGCGGCGGAAGCGGCCAAGGAGCCGGAATTAACCGAAGTAGATCGCCTGGAACTCGCGCTTGCCGACAACTACGAGCAGATGCTTGCGGCACAGCAGGATGCTGCCAATGCTCAACTGGCTCTCGCTGATCTGTACGAGCTGACGTTGTCGCTCCAGGCGGAGGTTGAAGCTTTGAAAGGAGGTGCAAGCTGATGCCTGCTATTTATGCATCCCTCATCAAAAAGGGATTAAAGACGCTGGAACAGGTTCCGGCCGTTATCCGTCCGGTCGTGGAAGCTCTATTGGAAGCCTAATAGTTCTAGCGCTTATTAAGGCGTTTTTATTTTGCCCTCGGGGTTTCCCGGGGGCTATCCTTTTGCTTAAAAGAGAGGGGGAGATAAAGCTGAATAAGCCTCAAATTGTAGTATCAGCTCTCGGAGCAATATTTGTACCGTTATTCGATTTTTTGTACGGGGAGGCGGACGCAGTCGTGACCATCATGGCGGCACTTTTATTTTTCGTTGTCATGGACTGGTTGTCTGGTATCCGTGCGGCCAAGAAAGACCACACTTATGCCAGTAAATACGGTATTGATGGGGTGTTCCGAACGTTCTTCATTTTGCTGCTGCCAGCAGGCGGCAACCTTCTGGACGGTGTATTTGGGCTTCCGGGGGCAATATTCGGGGCCTTGGCAATCGGGACGATCTACCACGTTTTACAGAGCATGACGGCAAATTCCATTCGGGCAGGCTGGGGGGATTGGCTGCCGTTGCCTGTGCTGGATGCAATCCTTAAATGGGCTGGAAGTGAGCTTGATAAAAAGATCAAGCGCGCTGCCGAGAGAAAGGGAGTCGAAGAGTAATGCAGATCATTCAAAAGGGCAACCAGCACACCAATTACAGCAGCCGGGACGGACATGTGCCCATCGCTATCGTAGACCATATCAGCGGAGGGACGATGGGCAGTATGGACAATTGGTTCACGTCGTCTGGCAACAAGGTCAGCAGCGCCCACTATGGCGTTTCCCGATCCGGCGA